GATGCGATCACCGTAGTAATCCACGATGTCTTTTAGTTTCTTAGCGCGGCGTTCTGCCGTAGTTAAGCGGCGCCCTTCGATCGCTTCGATTGTTTGTAAACCGCGTGCAGCGGCATTAAGCATCTCACTGTCAGGGAGTGCCTTAATTCCAGCTAGTTTTATAGCCTGCCCGTAAATACCTGCGTATAAAGCATCAATTTGACTGAGCGGTTTTACTTGTTCCTGTAGTGCTTGCGCAAAACGTAAAGCTGTATCAGCTTGGTCTTGTGTACGTGCGGCTAGTTTGCCTGAGGCTCCGGTTAGTAATTCATAGTTTTGTAATGCTGCCCTGGCTCCGCCGCCGAGTCCACCGACAACTTCACCCTTAAACGCTGTTTGCCCTGCTGCCGGTAATGCCTTGGGGCCGCCAAAACTAAACCGCATACCCATTCCGGCGGCAGCGACGGCAGCCTCCTGTGCAGCTACTTCTTTCAGCAACCGCTTGCGTTCTGCTAAACCGCGGTTTATCTCACGTTCCGCTGCTATGTAGGCGCTAGCGGCGTCAACAGCACGGCTTGTCCCTAACGCTGCTTTGTCAAATGCGTCTGCAGCTTCACGTAAGGCAGAGTTAAGATTTCTAATACTACGAACAAAATTTCCGCCGAAGGCTTCTTTAGCGTAGTTATTGAACCTGTCTACACCTTGCGCAGCTGCTTCAATTTTTTCTTGTAAGGCTTTTACGTCCTGGATGCCTTTAACCGCAATAGCGATACTCGCGGTGTAGGCCACGGCTACCTTCCGACGTGTTCTGGTACTTCAGTTTATCCCGTAAAAAAGCCGCCGGGTTAGCGGCGGCGTTTGGCGGCTTCGTAGGCTTTTTTCTCCTCGTCCGCGCGGATGCTGAAGTAAGCGTTCCAGGCAAGCATTTCCATGTCGGTCATGCGGGTCCGTAGCTCGTTCAGCGTCATGCCCAGTTCCTTGGCGACGTAGAACTGGAGCATGAGGTAGGTGTCCTTGCGGAGCTGGTCCTCAAGCGCTTTTGGTGTCGAGTTCTTCGCTGCCATCCGTCAGGATTGCCAGCATCAGAGATTGGAGATCCTTGTCCCGCACATCGTTCTTGAGGACATCGATCTCGCCTGGCTTGAACAGCTTGTTGCCGTTCTCGTCGCAAGCCTTGGCAATCAGCAGCTGCAGTGCAAAAGCGGTCGCATCGTCAGATTTGGCTTGGCGCTGGGCGCGTTCGCGCTCAGCCATCGTCATTGGTGTGACCCACATCTCAAAAACGCTGCCGTCACTAAGCTCCACTTCCTTTTTGGTGGGCTCCAAATTCGCTGCTTTACGCAGACGTTCCAGGGCGCTGAGGTTTGTCGGCGCAGGCATAAAACTGCTTGGCTAATACTTTTGTAGTGTAGCGGATTAGAAATGAAAAACCCCAGCCCGGTTGGGGACTGGGGTCGCTGAAACTGACTGCTGTAGGAGCTTATCAGGACTTGGTGAGGTCGAAGGTGGGGGTGTCGCTGGGGCGGAAGGCGATTTCCACGCTTTGGCCGTCGTCGGGGTTCACGGTGAGGCTGGCCGAAGTCAGAATCACGGGAACGGTGATGGAACGGCTCAGGGTGTCATCCACAGAACCGCCGCTCACGATGCGGTCGATGTACAGCTTCATCGTGGCGCCCACTTGCTGGCGCTGAAGCACGTCTTCCACCATGCGGTTCGACAGGTTGGCGTCGTCGTCTGTGGTGTACACAGTCGCGGAACCAGAGCCGTCCGCGAAGCCGGTGATATAGCTGCGGAAGGGGGCGTATTGGCCAAGGGTTTGGCCGATGGTGGTTACGTCGATCTCGCTTCGAGTGATCTCAAAGCTCCATTCCCGTACAGATCCCACTGCGGCAGGAGCGGCATAAGCAACCTTGAAGGCGTTGGGTGCAACTGCGGTGCCATCATCCGTGATGGTGATGGCGGCGCCACCCGAGGTAGCCGACACCTGCAGCACACCAGTGCTAGCGGTGTAGCTGATCACGTAGTAGGTGGTGCCAGAAGAAATGCCGGCGGGCAGAGTGCCGCTGCCAGCAGCGCCGGTTTCGGTGTTGACGACGCTGAAAGCAACAGGATCGCCGACTTTCAGGTTCAGGTAGGTGGCAAGGTCGAGTTCGTCATTGGCGACATCGACAGCAGACTCACCAAAGGTTGCGGTGGTGCCAGCAGGGGAGTAGTACAGGGCGCCGGAGGTGCCCGAGAGGACGGTGGCCATCGGTTTTACCTAATGGATGGGACAGTGACGCGGGCACAGCCCGGCTTAATACAGGTTAGCGCCAGTGCTGTTGGGTATTAAGAAATAATCTGCGCTTGGAATCCTGCCTCGATTCGTGAAATAAAGAAGGGCGTAAATGCCCGGCGGGATTGTTGGTCTGGTGTAGTGCCGCCGAAGTCGGGGCTGAAGCTGGGGCCGTCGATAGAACCAGTGCGGACGTAGACGCCGGTTGCGGGTTTTGCTGTGTTGTTGATTGTTTGGAGCGCGGTTGTGGCGACATTCACCAGGGTCTGGTTGCGGGCGGGGCCGCGACCTTTGGGTGTGTATGTGCGGATGACGATTACCCCTCGTACCCGGTCGGGATTGTCGCTAAGCGTCAGTTCGGTTGTTAGGCCGAATTGAATGTTGATGTGGACGAATTCTTCGGCGCTATCCGCACCGTCGTTCATGACGTTGTCGAAATAGACCGGGACAGCCGGAGACAAGCCGTTGTAAGCCGTTAACAGTGGGGTTTCAAAAACGGCGCGGATGGCTTGGTAGTTCATCGGTCCGTAGTCCTCATGGCGATCTCAATAGTCTTATCGATAGCTCCCCCTTTTACATAGATACTGAACCAGTCAAGAGGGGCGGTTCTTCTGTTACCTCCACTTCCTGTTAGCAAGCCACGAATACCTTTTTGACGCTTGCCTACCTTATCGATCGGTTTAATCGGTTCCGTTCCTGGATTTATAAACACACCGGGTTCCACATCTGTGGCAATATCCGCGTAAGACGAAAAATTGCTAATACGAAACACTACTTTATCTTTTGAACCAATCGAGGTAGTTACTTGTATGCCTGTTAATGGTGGAGTGACGATAGGCACAGGATTACCCGGAGCGCCAGTACCGCGTTTCACGGTTGTGGGTGTCTCAATCTGCCATGAGTTTGAAAATTTACCTGTCCACGCTGGGCCACGCTCTTGTAGTTCGCGAACAATTCTTTCGGCAGCGCGTTTTGGCCCGTTGTAGATCGTAGTAGCGGCTACACGATCCAGCTCTTTCAGTAGATTCCATGTACCGTTGCGAGCCATTACTGGGGCCTCAGGAGGATGGTGTGGACAATCGGGTTTTCACCGCGGGAGGTTTTGCACAGAATGACGCGGCCGGTTTTGGTGGCGCTGTTTTGGGTGTATTGGATGCGGTCGCGGATACTAGGCACGTATGCTCCAAGCTCGGCGTTGCCGATGATGACTTTTAGGTCGCTTGTTTGATACGTTGACTCGAACTCTTCGGGCTTGGCTTCAAAAATTAGAGCGCGGACTGTGATACTGGTGTCCGCTCCAGAAACTTCGCCGGTTGTGGTGTTATACGTGGGGGATGTTGCGGCCTTTAGGTAGGTCACGTTTTGGCCCCAGTCAGCTAAAAGCTGGGCGGGGATGCTGGCAAAAGTCGTGTCGACGAGGCTCATTTCATCCCCTCACAACGCGGATTTGATAGCCGCCGGAACCGCCCAACGTATAAGCACCGAGGTAGGACTGGAGCCAGGGGTAAACGTCGAAGATGTTGTTGATCGTGCCAACCGCTTGGGAGGTCTGGTTGTATTTGACCTTGAGGTCGCCCAGTTCTACTTGGTCGTAGAGGCCGGTGGTGCCTGTGTTGCCAGTTACGGCGTCAGTGTCGTTGGCTAGAGCACGCGCCAGTTCGTAGGTGGCGTATTTGATGTCTGCGGGGATGACGTTGCAGACCAGTTCCACGCGGTCGACGTGATAATTGTTGCGGGGCCACTTAAGCGCTTGGTCGTTGTCGCAGCGGTCGCCGTAGAAGTTGAGGCTGTCGATCCAGCGGGTGGCAGAAATTAGAGAGCGGTTCTTTTGGTCTTCGGTTTTGTCGTCCCAAGTTGCAGAGTCGGGGACGGTTTCGAAATAGGTGTTGGCTTCGGCCAGCGTCACGTAGCTGTTGGCCGACGCGCTGCTCAAAGTAGCGTTAATCGTCGCAGCCACAGGTACTTACGGAGCTTTTGTTTCAGTGTAGCGCCAATAAAAAAGCCCCACCGAAGTGGGGCCTTGATTGGCTGGGCCGCGATCAGGGGATAGCGGTGGTGTCCAGCGGGGTGTTCACGATCACTTCGACCAGGGGGATCAGGTCGATGTCGTAGGTGGCGGTCCAGTTGCCGGCTGTTGCCAGGGCGGCGTTGGTCGGGTTGTCCGACGCAGAACCCCACTTGGTGCCCATCACGTGGTAGGCGCCGTGGTAGTCGACCGAGAGCACGTCCTGCTTGGACAGAATGTTGCGGTCGGCTTCGATGTGCAGGTCTTGCTGCACGCCTTCCAGGATGGTGCCGCTCTTCGCGAGGAAGCAGCGGAACTCACTGACGTGGGTGCTGGTGCCGGGGCGCACGGTGTTCACGGAGGGATCCATGATCACGCGGCAACCAGCAAATTCGCCGATTGCACGGGCGCCGACGCCCACACCGCCACCGCCCCAGGTCACGGCGCCGGAGGCAGCCAGTGCGCTGGTGCTGAAGGTCAGCAGGCCGACTTGATACAGGTAGAAGCCCACAGAGGGGTGGACCAC